GGGCTGATCGCCATTTAAATATGCTTTAAAATCTTCACGTGGCATTAATATAGCAACTGCATGACAGAGACAAGAAACGTGCCAGCCTACCCAAATAAATGTTTTCGGATAGATTCCCTGGCACTCATCGCAAATATCATAAATTTTATGCTGTGCCGAAAGTGATATTTTCACTCCGATAACCATCGGTAGTTTGGACCATCTAATATGATCTGCAAGAAGAAATGCCTGATTTGTATTCGTCCGAGCTGTTCGCATAGCATTTTTGAAAGCTGAATTATAGATACCCCTACCTGGAGCATTCTCAATCATTGCCTTACTCGCAACCAATCGACCCTTATTATCTCTTACACGGCGAAAGAGTGCATTTGGATTATTCAAATAAGTTCTGATCCTTTGGGAAATTACATTCGCCGAGTCACCCTGTAAAATCCCAATACCCAAATGAGTTTCGAGTTCTGATCGCAATTGAATTGATACCTTCCATATAGCATCAGACAAAGTACCTGCACCCCTGTTGCTTGAAATGAAAGCCTTTAGTGCTGGTACATTAGGCAAAAAATATGCAGCCTTTTGTATTGTAGTTATTTTAGTAATAGTTTTTAGATAATCAGAGACAATTTCATCATTTTTAGAATTGCTTAATTTCCAACTATACTCTATTTCCTTTTCTGTAAGTGCTAATATTTGAGTGTGAAAATCAGTTATTATCACTTTTATCTTCTTATTGATAACCGGAGGAAATTTAAATGACTTTGAAAACTTTATAGAAGGGTCATTACTTAATTGAGCGAAATCGTCAGCGATCTTATCAAAAATAATTTTATATTTTCTATTGAAAGACAATTGATTTTTTAGGAATTTTTGTCTATATGTTAAGGGTATATCAGGCACAGTTTTTATTATTATTTTCTAATCGCTTTTTAGCAAAGTATGCAAGTCGTGATTCCTTTTTCTTTTTACGGACTTCATCTGAATCTTTTTTACCCTTTCTTGATTTACCTATTTTATCACGAATTTCTTGAGATAAATGAACGCCTTTTCTGGGAGACGCCCTGCCTTTGCGTATTTCACTCCAATATTTTTTAGTCTCTTCGGAATGATGAGAACCCTTGGGCCATGGAGAAATTTGTTTCTTTTTAGCCTCTCTCAATAGTATTTTTGTTTCTTCACTTAAATGCGATCCTTTTTTATTTATATTTCCCTTAGAAGATTCTCTAATTATTTCTTTTGTTTCATCAGAATGTTTAAATCCTAATTGACTTCCAGCAATTTTGCAAGTATTAAAATAAGGTAAAGGATGTAAATATGTATCTTCTCTGATAGTCAAGAATTCTGGCAGGCATGGTTCAATAATCGAAAACATTAAGTCAAATTCTCCGTACTTGTTATAATGGCGTTGTAATTTAGTCGAATAGTGTTTATTTTGTCTTAGCCCATGCCTATGTTGTCCCCATCTATTCTTTACGTCAATAGCACTTCCAATATAACACCGTTCCGGTTTAATTATTGACTGAATCTTATATATACTACTGATATTCATAATATAAAAATACAAATAATTTATAAATATTGCAACTGTCGTTTCAGAAACTTATTACGATATTCAATTGAAGTATCCGGCATTATATATCCTTACTATTTATTATGTTCTTGATACCAATTTCAATAGATGTCTCAGGTTCCCAATATTTTAATATTTCTTTTCCCGGTTCCATTAATGAATTTCTTTGTATGTCATCCAGGTTTTTCCCGGGATATATAGGGCAATTATTAAAATTTGAGGATATAATTTTCGCTATATCATTGATACTCGTCCATTTAAAATTAGTAATATCAAGTTGTCTTTCTCCTATTTTATCAAATCTACTCATTACAATATTTAAACACTTGGAACAATCCCCAGTATATAGAAATTGACGCAATTCCTTGCCATCAGTTTTCATATCAATACGATTATTGTTCTTTGCCATAGAAATAAAATCATTTATAACATGGGATTTTTCAATTACACGATCAAATCCATATACATTCCAAAATCTAAGTGATTTCCCATTTAAACAATTTGTATATTTTTCGCCGATACGTTTCAAAATACCATAGGTAGAATGACTCATCTCTGACATTTGACTCGATGCAAAAATAAATGGGGTATTATATTTCCTTAAACTATCAAAAGTGTTATTCATTATTTTGATGTTATTAGAAATAAATTCATAAGTATTTTGATGCGTTTGTAAGTAAACAGACCCGCCTACATCAAACGCCAGAAAAAACACAAAGTTAATTTCAGGAAGTATATTGTCAAGTATGCTTGGTATTCGTAAATCGGTAATCGGGTTCGAGCAATTATCAAACTCAACCACATTATGATTTAATCTTCTCAGATACGTTGTCAACGGAGATCCTATCTGACCATCTGATCCTAATATTAATATTTTCATTTGTTTCTTGTATGTCCCAAACCCTTTACTTGTAATTCAATGCCTTCATGGTAATCATAAACATTTGGATTATTATGTATTCTTTTTATTTTTTCCTTAAACTGACTTCCCAATACTCTTATGATTTCATTACCTAAATTTTCTTCACTGGTATATCTATTTACGTTAAATATTTCAGTAAACAACTTATTATCATAGGCGAACTTACCATTAAAAATAAAGAATTGTGGCATTATATCCGCAACCTCCTCTGTTTGTACTCTTGACGGTAAATCTATACCCGGTTTGTCGTTCCTATCATAAAAGCCTTGCCCTTTTGCCTGTAAAACATAACCAATATAACCAGATGAAGCTAGGTTTATTATTTTATTCAAATCAGTAATTAACGTATCTCCATTAATACCGATAACAATATCATAATCATTATAAACCTTATAAAGTTTCTTAAACCCAACATTATAATTTCTGCAAATCGCCGCACTCGCTATTTCATGTATGCTTAATTCTTTCCCGAGATTTGACATTGGTATATATATGGAATTTCTCATTACATACTCCAAATTCTTATCTGCAATTTGATTATCCGAATGAACAACAATAATTATTGTATCATGCGAGCTGCAATTATTTATAGTCTGAGCAACAACATCAGATTCATCATACATTGTAATAACAATTCCGATCATTTTTTCTTTATATATGCTGTAGGACTCATAAAATCTAAACACTTTAAATCCAGGTTTCTTTCCTTAATGAACCTATCAACTCCCTTCGATTCGCTCCATTTATTATACCCGTATTCATCAAATACAACAATACCTCCTTTTGTAATGTTATCCCACAAATTATTAAGTGTATTATATGTTGGGATATCCAAATCAACATCCATGTAAAGTAATGATATTCTGAATCCTATATTATTCTCAGAGTATTCTTTTGTTGTAATTGACACATCACCCTTAATTAATTCAAAATCGCTCGATAAAAAGTCATCATCAATAATTTTTTTACTTAAATAATCATAATAAGAACCATCGTATTTAAACCCCCTTTCGCTAAATAACACATCCATCGTTTCCTTATCGTGAAGATTAGAGATTGAGGTTAAAAGTTCTTCAGTATTAAAAAAATCAAATCCTACGATTTTTTTAGATGAATTTGGATTCAATACATATTTTAATTTCAAAAACGTATATAGTCCAGTTCCTTTAAAAACACCACACTCTACAATATCGCCTGGAATATCCTTAATTTCGTTATAGATTAATGTTCTTGCTATAAGTTTATTAAATATCCTTCTGTCTTTATTCAGTATAAACCCATTAAAATTATCAAAAAATTCCTGAGTGTTTTTAGTTAATTCAATATTTTTTATTGTGATCATTTCGAATTATAAGTCAAATATTCATTCAAATCTTCAGGTATTCCAAGACCCCACATTTTATCAATGTGAAAAATTCTAATCTTCTTATTATCTTTTATCGCCTCATTAAAAACTGGGCACACATAAAATTCATTGTTAAACCTAATGTTCTTTCCTATCATTTGTTCAGCATATTTGACGTAATCAGCCCCATGTTTCCAGTAATAAAAGCCAACTGTCGCTATATTTGATATAGGATTCTTTTCAGCAACTTCAGTTACTAGTCCATTTTCACCGACTTTAACAAACGACCATTTGGGGTGCGTTGATGTAAATGTAACTATACCCCCATCAGAATTTGTTTCGTTCATTTTATACATAAATTCATTTGAGTTCCATTCAGCATATTGATCTGAATTAGCGAAAAACAAAGGGTTGTCATTGTTTATATATTCCTTTGCCAGCAATACAGTACATGCGGCTCCTTGTGTTATTGATTCAACCTGAATGATAGTACATTTTGGCGTTAATAATTTTAATAACCCATCCAGATTATATTTTTCTCGATGAGATCTTTGTACAACATAAATATAATTAGCATCCATATTAAGATTTTCAATTACTACTTGAATCATTGGCTTACCATTGACTTCAATTAATGGTTTTGGAAATGTATAACCCGCCTTTTCAAATCTACTACCTGCACCAGCCATCGGAATGATGACATTTAATTTATCATCTTTCCATTTAGGTATTGTATTCATATTATCTTGTTTTAAATATTTTAAGATGTTATCGTATGTAACATCATTTGACGATGAAACTCTCATAACATTACTATTGGCTCTACTCGCAGCTAATAACCCAAACGGTGAATCCTCAACAATTAATGTTTCTTCGGGCAGACATTCCATAAGAGAAATAGCTTTCCAGTAAATTTCAGGGTGTGGTTTACAATTATGTGCATCTTCATTTCCCATTATTAAATCCATATACTCAATAATTCCCAGTTTGGATAACATAGTTAAGACACTCTTTCTTATTGAATTACTACAACATACTATCTTATAACCATCCTCGCTCAATCTTTTTATTGCGTCCTTAATTATAGGATTCTCGGTTAATGTACTTAAATATCTTAATGTGATTTCTTGCTTTGTTTTCCAAATTTCTTTATGTCTTTCTTGTGGCAATCCTTTATGTAGAGTCAATAATCGTAACTTCTCATTAGTTTTCAGCCCATCGTAAATCGAAAGATGTTCATTCCATGTAATACTAAACTCATTTCCTAATGCTTTATTTAATGCCGAATAATGAATGGTTTTCGCATCAACCAAAACGCCATCCAGATCAAATATAATTAGTTTTATCATTTATAGTCTGCTATTACATCACTACATACACCCAAACATTGAGAAATATCATCACTGTTGCATTCCGGTAATACTGCGATACTGTTTTTTATTGGTTGTTTTCCCGGGAATGCCCAAATATATCCCTTACTTGTTAATGTAACTGTGTCAGTTTCATGCCAAAAATAATTTAATTCCGAAGATGATAAGAAACTTATACAATCAACATTTTTACAATGAAGCCACAATTTCCTATTCCGAGTAAAAATCCAATCACACGATACTTCATACTTGGGTAAATCGTGTCCTAAATAAAAACCAGAATCAACAAGCCATATATCCACTTCAACATCATATCCTAATTTTATGGCAACTTCAATGTATTCCGGTCTATTTTCTTTTTCAGTTATCCTGCCATTAATATTTCCTCTGTGTGAAATTAATAACATATCTTATCTGTTATAATTTTTGACTTCATCTAAAATTTCAGCGCCGCCATTTTTAATTGCAATGTTTAATTTTTTATCTATTGCAGATTTTAGGTTGCTTCTCTGTTTAACCAAACGTATATTTTCTCCACTTAATTTGACAATTAAATTGATCTCCTCTTTGGATTTTTCTACTTTCTTATCAAGTTCGGCAGTTTTCTCTAACAGATTAAAAAGTTTAATATTGATTACTGTTAATTTATCAATTAATTCACTGAATGTTACTAATTCCAAGTCTTCCATTTATTTAATTTTCAATTATATTCCAATTCAATCGTAATATAGGCTGGTCGTATGCGAGTGGTCTGATATATTTATGTAAATTCAAATTACTATGATTTATATTCATTTGATCTATAAACGGGACCAATCCTGTAGGAAAAGCATGCACTTCTTTAGACTTTTCAACCAGATAAAGGGTGTCCAGGATACTCACGTCCTCCAATTCAACTAAATGAATGATCTTAATATCTGGCTTGATGTATGCCCTGTTAATTATAAAGTTTCTCACAGGGTCGTCATGTAAAAGTATATACTCTTCATTGTCCTTCAGTCCCAACCTATCATAATATACTTCTTTCTCTTTTATAAGATCCCTTTCAAAATAAAAGTTATCCCACATCAAATTCAGGGGCAGGCCCAGCTGGTCATAAAAGAATTTCGCAAATGAGATAGAGGGGTCTTTTTCAATGGCTTCGATAAATTTATCCCACCCCACATACATAACATCTTTATATAATCCGGGGTTATTTGTAGCAACTTGTACATTTTTTATACTACTATATAATCTTTCAATGTTATTAATGTGTAAATCGGAGCGATGTGGTATAGCAAACAAAATTATATTATCATATTTCTTAGACAATTCTTTAACCAACCCATAGCATATAATATAATCTCCAAATCCATAATGAGTACACAAGTATAAATTATTCATATCATTTCTATAAGTCAAGTGTTAAGAGATGTTTTGCCCTAAATATATTTTCTTTTGTTAACTGCTGAAATATCTGGTAATTTGCATTTAACAATTTCTCTTCATCGTTACCTTTATATGGATTATGTTCATGCCATTGGTGGATGACAATAGGATTATCGGTTATTCCTATTTTCAAACCAAGACTCCGTACCTGATGTAAGAAGTAATCATCATCAAAGCCGGCACCAAAAGAAAAACGCTCATCAAAACCGTTGATCTTAATAATATTTTTTGCTGTTATAGCCGAACAGAAATGATAAGCCTTTGGTCTGTATATAGGATGATTGTACCAAGCCGATTCACCGTCAAAATCTGCACATTTATTATTGATTACTGACCCCGGTTCCTCATCCTTTCCCTGCGAGTAACAACCGAAAGTCAGGTATAAATCATCCTTAACTTGTTTGGCCATGTTCAGGATATTACCTAAATGATAACATTCAGCATTTTGAATAATAATAATATCAGGATCGGATTGCAAGGCATAATAAAATCCCGTATTCCATGCAGGATCACCTTGCGTCCATGATTTATTTGTTATCCTTAAAATCTTTACATCGAAAGGCAATCTGGGAAGGATAATCTTTTCATCACTGCCATCATCAACTATAATCACATTAAATTCTTTTGGATCATATTGCAGGAATGATTCCAATGTCTTGTTTAGTTGAAACTGCCTATTAAAATATGTCATAACAATGCTGATCATTTTACCCTCCCTTTTACTTGTGAATGTTCAGCTATATCGGCACTTTGAGTATTGTAATAATATTGTTCATCTTCTGGCAGGTCCTTCACCCATGTATAATACCAGGGAACATGTCTGGCAATATACGGTCTATTAGTCCTTATCGCAGAATAAGAAAATTCTTTCGTCTTATAAAGCGCAAAAGTAGTATCTATTATCGCATCAAAATATTGTTCATCCAATGGTTGCTTCCAGAATTTTGTCTCCCAATTAATCGTACATTGATGAGGTATGTCATTTATTTCCAATGAAAACCCGCATTTGCTAAATTGCGGATAACGCCTCAACCCTTCTTTTAATACAGGAAGAAAATCATTAGGGATTTTAGACAAATCAAGATCAGGGTCAGTTACAATATATTCACTCCCTATTCGTAACTTATCCAAAAGTCCCTGTTGCCAAACAACCTGATGCCCATAATTCTTACCCATCCTCACAACTGTATAAGGACATTTATAATAATATTCTAACAAAGGAGCATAATCGGAATTATTATCCACAAAAATAGGTTCACATCCCCGTTCAGAGAGCCAGTCAGCCATTTGTGAAGGAAGAGTAATCCTGTTGAAATTTATTATCAATATTTTCATGTGTCTATTAACCCTCCGATATGACAAACATAATATTCCGGCGTTGTGATTTTCTTACCTGCAAATTTGATTAATTGCTGAATAAAATGGAAGTCGTGACCATATCCGACTCTTTCCCATCTTAAACCAAGTCTTGCAGCATGACATATCGTTGATGTTCCACAATGACCATATTGAGTAGGATCAACTTCACGTTCAATCCACCTGTCTCCGATCCATGCCCGGTCATTGAAATAAAGCCAATCTTCATTAGTAATTTGGTCATTTATAATCCTTAAATGATTCTCACCCCATTTATCATCTGAGTCAATATAAATGATATACTTACCTTTTGCAATATTTATACCTGCGTTCCGGGGGGCATTGTTCCAAAGTTCTTTGTGTTCGACCTTTATAAGTTTAATCCTTTTATCGGTGAAATTATGCTTAACAATATATTCAGTTAAAGCACATCCATCGGATATCACTATCAATTCGAAGTTCTGATTTGTCTGTTTGAGTACAGATTCAATAGCCCTGAACAGTTTTTTATCTTTGCAAGTAGTCGATCCGGGATAGTCCTGTAACAATGAAGGGAGAATAACGGAGAATTTCATATCAAAGAATTTATGACTTGTAATCTCTCCACATTAATTTTGGAAAGTGGCAATACGTCCATAATATATTCCCAAGTCTCCATATTCAAAACAACTTTATCAACTTCACCGCTTAAAACGCTTCGTATCGCTTCATAATAGCTTGCCTGATCGGTATAAGGAACCGTCCCTGGCATATTCCACCATGCAGGAGTAATACATACAGCCCCGGCATAACTCGCTTCAATTGCTGCTATATTACTTTTACATCTGTTAAATATATTATCAGCAAGTGGGATATGTAAGCAGGCAGGAGCCATATCTAAAAGGTTTTTATAATACAACACAACATCCTGCATCGGTATAAATCCTTTATTCCCTGTTTCGCTCAGGAACCACGGAGAATAACCCATGAAAAGAAATCGCCAGGTAGGAAATTCCGCACAAGCTTTATTGATCTCATTCTGGTAGTGCATCAAATCGAATATATGCGCTTGCGGACCACGCCATATAATGTGATTTGTCCGTTTCAGTAAATCAGGACGTTTGAACAGAGAATCATTAAAAGCATTTGGGATAACAAAGATGTTTTTATTTAAAGGTACCAGGACTTGTTTTAGATACTCCGTGGGCACACTCACAGCATCGGCAATACTTATTATACCCTGCATATCCTTTTGTGTCTCGGGATTGCTGTAAAGTTGATAGGTGGGATTCTCAGGGTTAATATGAAACAGATCATCATCCCAATCAATCCAGATAGGAATATTACAGAGCTTCACATAGTTACATAAATTCAGAGCGTCTTTTGAGAATGGTCTTTGTAGATAAATAAGATCAAAACGAGTAATGAAACTCCAGTTTAATGCAACATCACCCCATTTGATAGCTGTTATATTGTGATCAATCTTCTTTTGCAGATCTTTGATTATCCCTGCACTACGATAAAAACTGCATGAATCTGACAAATCGTATGTTAAAAAAAGTATCTCCATTGCGTTTATTTTATATGGAAACAATTAAATCCTCTTTATCAATCTATTATATTTCGGATAATTCCGCTGTCTTATCTTCTTTCATCCTTTTAAGTTCGATCTCTGAATTTTCAATTAAAGGATTTTGTTCAATAGCCGTCTCAGTCGAAAGGATTCCTCCGGTACGAGCCACAGTAAGATTCTCGATATCCTCGGTTGTGTTCTGTGGAAGATACGGTGTGATTATTGGCGTTAACTGAACGGTATTTGCTTCTTTTGCCAGAGACGTATCAATAACGGTGCCTATGGCTGCTTTTATCAGATTTAATCGTCTTTGAAGTCCTATCCCGAATATTCTTTCTTTCTTCGATACTGCCATGTGAGCATCCATGAAAAAAGCTTTCATCGTGAATTGTGCAATAGTACCCATCCCCGACATTGCCAAAAATGAAATATCAGGCGTCTGACTAAGCGTATAAATATCTTCTTTCAGACAATCCTGCTCCATCTTAATACTTTGAGGCTCTGAATCAAGTGCAAGGTAATTAGCTCTTGCTGTCTCTGCAAATTCAATTATTTTCCCTTGTTCCCCCTTTGAGGCATATCCCATTATTTGACCAAAGATTGCAAGGATAGGACTCCCGAAATAATCATTCATATCAGCATGGTTCGATTTACTTGTCTCGTATCTTGAAATCTGAGATTGAACATTATGCCATTCCGGATAAGGCTGTGAATGATATATGATCATTATTTTCTTAACGAGATTAGGTATGGGATTAATAATAGCCTTACCTGTCTTATCTGTAAGAGTATCAAGTTGCCATGTACTATCCCGATTGATATACTTATATTCAAAGTCAGGCATGTAAATATCAAAATGCTCAATATCCTTATCATTCTCCTTTAACTTGTATTCCCTGGCAAAAGCAATCATATCTCCTGTTATATCAAACAGTGGGTAGAGAA